GTCGCACCTTCCACATCGCCCTCGGCGTCGAACTTCTTCGTGCTGCTACTCGCGTCGAAGGTTCGGTGGGTGAACTCTGCCACGATGCTTTCGGCGCTGGCGATCAAGTCGTCAAGCAGGTCATCGTCGTCGGTTGACGCGATGCCCAGGTACGTCTTTACGTCAGCTCTCGTTACTAGCGCCACCGGATACCGCCTTCGCTTTTTTCTTTGAGTCCGCCGCCTGCGCCTGCCCGGCCCGGATCACCTCTTTGGCGAACTCGTCGCTGACCTCCTGAACAGCGCCCTTCTGCATGGAAACCAGCTTGCCATTTCTGCCTGCATCGTGGCCGCCGAACGTTGTCAGCGCTTTTATTGTTTTCATATTACCTCCGTTAGTGGGTGGGGCTTTTACACCCCACCCACATGCCATCTAATTCGCCTAAAAACAGCCCTCTACGCGTTTTTCAGGGCGATTAGATACTATCAAGCGTTCTGTGCGTATTGAAATGCCTCAGCCTGCAAGACGTCTCCGCCAAAACGTATATTGACGAAGAAGCCTACTTGTCCATTACCCTGATAGAGATAAGGGTTCCGAGAGATTACGATCTCGTTCCGCTCGACAATGCCATAGTAGTTCCAGTTGCCGATAACTATCACGCTGCGCCCGCTAGCCATCGCGAGGATCTGGCTGCTCGTGTACATTGGTGCGCCGTAAAGCGATTGGCCAGCTCCACGCGTTCCCTCACCCATTGGGGTCGGCATAAACATAAAGTTATCACCAGTCAAACCACGGATCACCGCTAGGGTGGACTGGTTCGTTGCCCAGGCAACTGCATCGCCTTCGTTAGCATAAGCCCCTCCGAGCAGGAAAAACAACTCTGGGATTTCCGAGGCGGCGATGGTCGTAGCGCTGTCCAGCGTGAGTGCAGCTGTTCCGCCAACAAGCACACCTTTAGGCTGCGATGAACCCGTTCCCTTAAGGAAGTACTCATTTTCAACGTCCGCAGCTGAGCGCGCCCACATATCACCGAGGAACCCTTCGAGGTTAGTCTTCTCATCAGCGAGTAGTTCGTCAGAAACCTTGGTGAGGTTCGTGAACTTGTACACCTGAATGGCGTTGCTGGTGAAGGTCGGCTCATCCTGATTAGCTGCACCTTCCTCGGCCGTGAGTGCGAAGCCGCCCGTTGCGTTCTCGGATGGTATCTGCACGCTGTCCACGGTGGTCTGCACTACCATTGCTCCAGCTGCGCGGGCTACACTGAGGTCATCGCGCTTGGCTATGATTGTCTCGTGCAATCCCTGAGGGACAAGTACGCCGCCCTCGGTGGCCGTTCCTTCTTGAAGCGCAGCTTTAAGGTTGCTCTTGGTGTAGTAGTTACTGGAACCTGTCTTCACCCAGTGCATGAACGCGTCGCCGCCGTCATGATCTCCGCCCATCTTGGTTTCCTTCTTGGTGGCGGGTGCTTCGGTGAGAATGCCGCCGCGCTCTGCGGCTTCGGCTTCCCACGCATTCTTGACAGCATCCTGCGCCGCCAGGTTCATCTCGGCCTTCAGCGCGTCCATGTCAACGGTTGGCGCTTTCGGCTGTGCTTCTGCGGCCACCTCTTTAGCGGCCTGTTTTTCGTCGCTCATTATCTTGTCTCCTGTATTAGATTTTGTAACCGCGTTGGCGTCTGCGTCTGCATCCGAACTGGCTGCGCTCTCTGGCTGTTCGCCCTCTAGCGTCGCGCCCTCTGTCGGTGCGTCTGCGTCTGCCTCAGCAGGAATTACCACTCCAAGTCCCTTGAGATACTCCACGCCCAGCGTGCGGGGTTCTGCGGGCGTCGGGGTCAGGCTCAATTCGTAAACGGGCCATCTTTTGATATTGCCTTCCAACCGCTCAACCAGGTGCGCAACCGATCCGGTGCTGTAGCCTAGCTTGCCATTCTTCACCAGCTCAAGCACCTGCTCGGCGTAGTCCTTCGCGCGGCTGATCTGCGCCTCCATCCATAGCCCGGCCTCTTTAGCGCTTATCTTGGTCACGCGCCCCAGCACGCTCTTGATCTCCTGCGCGTGGTCATAAAGCACTATTGGCTCCGGCACCGTGTCTAGCATGTAGTCGGTGTCAGCCTTGAATGTGTCGCCTTCCAGGTCGACGCCACCGTAAACGACCCCATAACCAGCGATGACAAAGTGGTCGTCCGTTATGGCCTTGACCTGCACCGCGTGCTTCGGCCCCTGTTTAGGGTCTGTCGTTGCGTACTCTCCTTCAGCCTCATCGCTGCCGGTATGCTCCTGCCAAGCCGCATGCGATTCACACGGCATGTAGACTGTCTCGCCGCCCTCGGTCAGCTCGTGATAACCAGCGCACCCGATGACTTCCGCACGCGCCACAGCCTCTTCTTCGGTGCTGTACTTGTCCACGCCCACGCGCGCCTTCTGCTCGTCCTCTGTGGCCTCGTTGAGTGCCGCCAGGTATGCTCCCGCCTGATCCGGCTCCGCGTAGCATTTCAGCAGCTCGTCCGGCTCTAGCTTCCAGACGCAGTATTGATCGTCATCGTCCTGGCGTATTTCGTATGGCATCATTTCCTCACTTTACGGCATTCAGCCTTTTGTCTAAGTCGCGTTGTATGTTAGCAATCAATTTCTGACTAGCATTCGTCACCTCATCGGCGGCTACAGCCCAGCGCCCTTTGTGCATCCACGCCTGCCGCTTCCCCTGCGCGTTGCCCGTGACGTATACGCTGTAATGCCTCCCTTTTTGCACCGCATCTGTTACCAGTGTGGCTCGTCTGGCATAGGTGCCTGTCCCTCGACCAGTGCGTTTCGCCTCTTTCACTTTTACGCTCCGCCCAAATATGTCCGTCCTTACGTACTTCTGCCTAGCCCGTTTCGGTGGATAGTGACTCACCTTTTTAGCGGCAGTATTCATCACCGCGTTCATGTTCTGGTTGACAATACCCGGCAATGCATCGCCCAGAACCTTGAAGCTCTGTTTCACCTGCTGGTCTTTTACGATTAGGCTGATTTGCATTTTTAGCCTTCCACCCTTGCTGGTACGATCATGGGCGCCCATTTCTGGGAATTATTCAAACAGTCGGGGCAATGTTCTGCTGGTGTCAATGTCCAAGTCGCTGACCAGCTGCCGTTATCTCGTTTAATGTCCCAATAGCATTTGCAGTTAGTGCCACACTGTGTACGGCCATCGCCCGGATATTGTGGCAGATGGGGAATACCCCGCGCTGTCACTTTCGCCTGCTCAAATGAATGGCTTCCAGCCTCCATGTATAACTTGGAACGCTCTGCAATCTGCCCCTGGCTCATGGCCGTCTCCACTGACCGGCCCCGCAATTTCATGTCAGTCTCAAAGCCCTCTAGATAACGGTATTGCTTTTGAATGAGCTGATCCAGGTTGCGCTGATCTGCCGCTGTGAAATTATTGCGACCACCGATGCCAGCCAGATATTCGGCCGTCTGCGTTTCGTTGATGGTTTTACGCATGTTCAGCGTCCACTCGAACCTACTAATCCGGCCGTCCGCAAGCTGCTGCGCGAACTTCGACACCTCATCCTTCTGCGCATTGATGAATGTGTTGCGCATTTCCACCAAGCGAGTGTTACTAATAAAGCGCCCGGTCTTATCTCTGTATCGCGCGGCCCCAGCATTGAAAACGTACCCCGTCGGCTCTTGTTTAATGCTGTTATTGTTGCTGCTCATCATCGTATCGCCAGCGATCAATAACCTCTGCGTCTAACATACCCTGCGCTTCTTTCGGCATAACGTCGTTCCATCGTTCAATAGCCGCGTCAACATCAACCTGTATTCCGTCAATGGGGGGCACGGGCGTAACCGGCTTGGCGTTACCTCTCGGCACCACCGGCGTCCGCTTGGCCTCCTGGTGCAGAAAAGCTGCCTTGATAGCCTCAATGGTGTCCGCGTCATTTAGGTCTACTTGAATCTCATGCACCATATGCGCCGGGATATGCTCGGCCACGAATGGGCGGCTCTTGCCGTTCTTGCTCAGGTTGCGCAGCGCGTACCGCTGCCACGTCGCCAGCTCGCTCTCCACCAGCGCCTCTTCGGGTTCCTCTTCCACCACCTGCTCGGCCTCTGGCTCTGGCCTGTTCTCGATGGGGTCATAGCCCAGCATCAGCATTGCATCATCCAGCGGCACACCGGCCTGCACCAACTGAAGCAGCGATGCGGCGCGGATGGTTTCGTCTTCCTGGAATACGTCAAGCTGTTCCGGTGTGAACTGGAGGGTGTAATCTGTTCCAGCCAAGAGCTGCGTGTTTATCGCGTTCTCATACATCGGTAGCCTTGGGCGGATGGTCATGTGCCAAAAGGAGTGAAGGTCTGTAACCGAGGTGGCATAATTCGCCGCGTCGCTCTCGAGAATGGACCGTGGCACACCCAACGATGCGCCGATGTCTAGCGCGACATGGGCGGCCAACTCCTTCATTCCCATGCTTTTCAGCTCTGGTGTGAGTGTCGTCACCTTCAGGTCGCCACGCAGGAAGAGCGCGCGCCAAGCATTGCCCACGCCTGACATTCTGCGCCGGAAGAAGTTCTGCGCCCGCTCCATTTCCACGGTGCCGGGATTGCCTGTAGTTGTAATCAGCGTCTGCGGTTGGGCGCCATTGGCGAAGAATTGGCTCGCGAACTCGTCCATGTTGAACCGCAGCTTCGATGCCTGTAGCGCCACCTGCGCCGGAGCAAGCCCCGCGCCTGTATCAGCGGTCATTGATGGTTCGCGGAGTGCCATAACCATATCGGGCCCCCACGGGCCATACGTCTGACTGCCCACCCGCTGGGTGAAGTGATCCTCGCCGCGCTTGTGCGACCAGGTGACAGTCGTTGGGTTCAACACCTGAACAGAAGTCATCAAGCGCCCCACGTACTGCTTCAACCCATAGGCCGCGCCGGTCAATAACAGCCCCAGCTCCAGCGCGTAAATGATGGACTGAAATCTGGCTCTAGCGGCCAGTCTACTTCCTGGTCGCCCTTGAATACCACGAATGGAACGCTGCTTAGACTACTCGCCCGCAGGCTCACCGCCCGGTACAGCAACGGCACGGTTGCCCACGCGCTCACGGGGTCGTTGGCACTACCCGCGGCTGTCTCGTTGAAGCCTTGAGCCCAACCCGGAATGCCGACTATAGCCTTGAGCGCCCCTTCTTCCAATATTGTTTTAGTGCGTAATCCTGCCATTATATTTTCCTCACACCTGCATCAGAACCAGCGGGCCAGCGTCCTGTCGCGCACTCCAGGCCAGCGCCAGCGCCATTACTGTGTCGTCGTGCATTCCCTCCGGCGCGCTGTACCGCATTGCGCCACTCGTTAGTCTCTTGCTCTCATACGCCTGCAGCTCACCGATCAGCGTGGGGTCGCGTGGGATATGGATATCGCCCCGCTCGAACCCCAGGGCCAGCCCGTCAACGATCTGCTGCTTGCTCTGGTTGGTCGTGGTGAATGGCGTGACCGGCAGTCCGGCATTCTGCAACGCCTCGACAATCGGGCCACCCATAGCGTTAGTTTCAGCTATGATCTCCGCGCCAGGATAGCGCCCCCAGAGCGCGTGCAGGCGGCTCACCTGCGTCTGGTAGTCGGTACGTACCATTCTGTCCAATTCCACCACACAGCCGCTGTTGATCTCCACCACGCAGAATACCGTCGCGTCGTTGGTGCGGCCCCAGTCGCATCCTATAACATACTGACCGCTATCCGGCACGGTGTCGCCGTTCACCGCATCTAGAACACGCCGGAACACTCCGCCGCCATCCTCCAGGAACTGCGCCTCGTACTCTTGAGCGAATATGCGCTCTGGCATATCATGGCGGGCCGCCTCGATCTCATCTGCTGGGATGTGCGGGTTATCGCTGGTGGGAAAACTGAACGCCTTCCAGTCGCCGCCATCCTCCTGCCCGCGCTGGTGCAAGCGCCAGAACCAGTTACGGCCCGAAGGGGTTGAGATGAACAGCGCAGTGCCGCCCCTATCGCTCAGGCTGGGCCGGATGCTCTCTGACCACGCGCGTTCACTCATGAATGCGCACTCGTCCATCACGCAGTAGTCCAGCCCCTCCCCGCGCAGGCTGTCCGGCTCATCAGCTGATCGTACCTGCACCGTGCCACCGTTCGGCATAGTAACCAGCCGCTCGGTGTGGCGCACTTCTGCGCCCGGAATGGATGCGCCGATGCGCGATATGGGGCGCCAGCCCACTGCGCCCATCTTGTAGCTCGGTGCAACCCACCACGCGCGGCCACCATCGAACGCTGTCTCCATCGATTCGTATACGCCCAGACGCGTTTTTCCCCAGCGGCGGCCACCTGCCAGAACGCGAAAACGGGCCGGATGCCCGTGTACCTTCTGTTGGCCTACGTGCGGTTTAGCGTCCAGTCTAACTGTCATCGTTGTCGCCGTCCCAGTTCACCACTAGCTCGATAGCCGCGCCATCCCTGCCGCTGATCTCCTGGCGCATGTGGTCGCCGTAAAGCTCGCGACGGTGTGCCTTCAGCAGGAACTTGATGAGTCCGTCGCTGTACTCCTGCGCCCGTCTCCAAGCAGTCATCTCCAGAACGTCCACCGCGTCGGCCAGTGCGTGATCCCAGGCTTCAGCGAATGTCGGCAACTTGCCCCGCGCATGATACGCCGCCTGCCTGGTTATGCCTGCCGCCTGACATGATGCGCGCACATTTCCGCTCTTGCGGAGTGCCTCAATAAACGTCGGTTTCCAGCCATTCAGTCGCGCCATTTTATGTCAAATGTGTAAAGTGCCTCAAGCAGGATTAACCCCTGCGATAATATTGGAGCGGTCAGGTCGGAGTTGCACCGCCACGCCCGCGCTGGTCGCGCAGGTTCTACTATCAGATGACCGCGTATTCCCTCTTCTCCCCCTTGTACATCCCAGCGCCTCGTGCTGCGATTTCGGAAAACGGAATCTCTGGCACGGTCAAGCGCCCCCGATAAGATGGGTCAAGAAAATAGATGTACCGCAATTGATGACCCACCAGTCTTTCGGCTCCAAGTTGCGCCGCTACTTTCAGTGCTCCAGAACCGCCAAACCGCGCAGCCACCCGCTTGTTTACTGTCGGCTTCATACTCATCGTGTGACGCACACAGCCGCCCGGAAGTCTCCAGAGGTCTCTACTGGTTTTAATACTAGTGAGCACAAAACCGCTTGCTCTGTATATCGTGCCGTCGCCGCATTGCGTCGCGTCTGCATAAGACAACACCCACTTCACTTGCGGAGCATGACTCCGCAACAATCGCATCGCAACAGCCAGCGCCCGACTCTCACTGTTGCGCGGCAACGTGTCGGTGAAGGCCATACGGTTTAGTTCGATGAACTCGTGCCATCCTGTCCCGGCCACCAACCCCGATGCTTTCCGTTGGTCTAATGACGGGCCAAACTGAAGTGCTCCCTCCATCCTCCCGTGATAAAATACCCCCATGTGCATTTGACTGTTTACCGCCTTTCCCGAATAATGAAAGCGCCGTATAAATGCTCTGGCACGACTGGCCGATATGGGCCGCAACAGGATTTCTTTAGCCGCGCCCATTTGCCTCCACAAACGCATCGCAAACTCTCGCTAGAGCATTTCCGTTATTGTTTTTGTTTTCGCCGTTGAACGCGCCTGATGCCTTTGCTGCTTCCAGCGCATTCTTTACTATCGCCACCTGGTCGTCGTGGAGAACAAACTTCATCTGCTGAAATGGCGCGCGATCCTCTTCTGAGAGTGTAGAAAAGGCGTCGTCCCAGTCTGTGTCCTGTGGCCGAATCTCCAGCAGCTCCTCCAACTCTCCCGGCTTCCAGAACTCCTCAAGATCAACGATACCATTAGCCGACAGGTCAAGCAGCGCCTCTGTATCCCACTCCAGCCCCGTCTCGCCGGTGCGGTTATCTGCTATCGCCAGCCCGCGCCCTTCGCTGCTGTCAATGTCGAGGTCGGTGCGCTGAACCACTACCAGCTCGTTCCCGTCAGTCTGAACCACGCGAACAGGCAGGTCGATCTCGGCTGCTACGTCTACTGTTTTATTTCCGGCAATGAGGTTGCCCTCACGATCTGCCAGCACAGAACGCCCCGCGCCGTATTGCCGCAGGCTCTTCTCCAGCAGGCCGCGCCCGCGTTGCGTTCCCAGGTTGGCATTCTTGCTGTCCGGCTTCAGGTCAGCAATCTTGCCGATGCGTTTAGCGCCGTTTGTTCCGTTCGTGGATGTCACGAAATAGCGCATCCACGCGCGCGCCCAAATAGAATGCGTACACGATAACCACAGCGCACAACGCTGCCGTCACCGTGTCTATTGTCAGCATTTAAGCTGATCGTTTTCATGCGTCCATTGTCAGTCAGCCACTCTTGTGCAACCCACTCTCTATTCCCGTCGCCACGCTGTACGCAGCGCCTGCGCCCACTGCACTCTGAATGGCCTGCCACATATCGATCTGTCCTTGAAAATAGCCAGCGGCCACAGCCACTAGCGATGTCACCAAAACCCAGAATTTTCTGCTTCTCAATATCGCTTGAAATTTCATGGTGTGATCTCCTTAAATGAAAAGCGCGACAATCCGCTTGTACGGTTGCCGCGCTGGTCAGCCCAGGGGGGCTTTTAGTGTTTATTCTGTGGTGCTCTGCTCCTCAGCCGGGGGGCTTGCCGCTAGAAACGTGTCTATCGCAGACACCGCCAGCAGCAACGCGCGCCGGATGGCTTGCATAAGCACGTTGATATTCTTGTCCGTTGTACCAGATTTCTCTTTTGTTGTCAATGCCTAATCCATTATCGTGACCGTCACCACCAGCGAACCGTGGGGGCTGTGCTGGTCATATATTACCTCAGCCTCGCTCGGTGGGATATAGGGCTGCTCTCGCGTCAGTAGGTCTAGAAAGAACGTCTGTTCCTCGTCGTTGAGAACGTTTATGGCCCCACCGCGGTCAACGCACGTCCATATGCCAGAGCCGAAGCCGTCGATCTTGAACTTCGTGCCAAGCGCAAATCGCACCGGACAGGCCACGCCGATATTTTCCCAATAAGTCCAATGCTCTGAGATGCGGCCATCGGTCAAGTATGTGGTGCATTCTGTGCCAGTCCAATTGGCAGGAAAGCAATTAGTGCCTCCCCAAGCAGGCCAGTAGTGCGACAGTCTCGCCCGTAATACCGGCTCCGCTGTCGGCGTAGGTGCTGCCGTGGGCGCTATCGTGGCTGTGGGCGCGACCACCGTAACCGCTTTCGGCGCTGGTAGTGTGTCCGTCGGCGCTGCTGCCACAATCACTGGCTGCGGCACGAATAGGTTTCCCACGTATATCACGAGGCCCGTAACTGCACCGCCCATAAAAGCCATCCCCAACACAATCGTCAAGTAGTCTCTTCGCATGGTTATTTGTCTCCCTTTCGTGCACAGTATGAATTGCGCCGCCAGCGCAGTTCGCGCTCGGCGGTGCGGATACCCTCTGTTAGTATTATGCGCTCTGCTGAGCGCATATCGCGCAGGTGATACACCTGTTCCCCGTGTTTATTGCGCTTGCGCGCTATCACTAACCCCTCGCCCGTGCTGTAGTGTAAAAACCCATCGCCAGGCCGAAAGCCGCGCCCTACCGCCTTGCTGTTATAGCGCCGTTTTGACACCCCCAGAACGTCCAGCCTATTCCATCCGCTGGCAACCCGCGCCCACGAATCGCCGCCCGCGATGTTCCCCACGAATATCAGCGAGAACGCGATCGTGTAAGTTGCGTTGGTGTCGTACTGGAACGGCTCGGCGTATATCGGTTTACTTGCCTTAATCATCGGTTAGCGCCAACCCCAGCGCCTGCTCAATCATCGTTAGCGCGTCTCCTCTGTGGATGTGCTCGGATGTGAATCGCAGCACTTTCCAGCCCTGCAATGCCGCCGTGTTGTACTTCTCGCAGTCAGCAATGAAACCAGCTCCTCGCGTGTGCCGTCCCCGCGTC